TCTTTTACAGATACCTGATTGGTTTCGTCTCCGACTTTGACTTCGACAAGAGCATTCTCGGAGAGAACTTCTTTGTCCTTGCTATCCTCGTCATCTTCCGTATCAGTTTCGTCTTCGTCGACATCTTCGTCTTCTTCAACATCAGGGTCTTCAATTTCCTCTTCGTCTACTTGGTCTTCGGTTTGCTCCTCAATTTCAGGTTCAGTTTCATTAGTCTCGTCTTCATTTGAAACTTCTTCCTTAGCCTTTGTCTCAGCTTCTTCAGATGGCTTTTCAGCGTCTGTCCACTTACTCAATAAGGCATCACTAGCTTCTAAAACATCATAGTCACTAGTGGGCAGACTTTTATCTTGCACGTCTTGATTTTCGATAGTGCTATCAGTCATGATTAATTTAACTCCTTGCTATTAGGTTTTTGCTCTTCTTCTTGAGCTTTCTGTTCTTGTTCCATAGCTGCAATCCAAGATTGTAATGTGCCATGAATAGAACTTATTGATTGGTACTTATGCCAAGCAGCTTCTCGCTTATCTTTTTCTTCAATTTTAGCAGTTGCCCAGGCACCTATACTTTCATCAATCAAGGTGTTTAAAACTTTTTGATAGATTGGATTTTCAATAAACTTTTGAGCATCCAATCCCTTTTCTATTATTTGTTGTGAATTGGTTTTTTGCATTTATCTCTCCTATGCATTTGGACTAGCAATGGCTCTAATATCTTCAGCTCCCTTTGCTAGTTCTAGCTCCTTCCGATTAACTTCTTCCTTGTGAGCTTGTTGTCTTTCTCTTAAGTCTTGTTGGTCTGATTTAAGAGCAGCTTCAAACTCTGCTTTTTGTTCGGCTAAGTCTTGTTTGTCAGCCTTCTCTTCTGCATCTATTTGAACTTTCTGTTCGCCAATTGCAGTTTGTCTTTCCTGTAATTCCATAGCTTTAATCTGCATTTGCTGTTGTAATTCTTGCTGTGGATTTGGTTGAGGTGGTGGTAATTCAGATGGGTCAGTTATGTAATCTGCAACATTCTTAATACCATTCTTCTCAAGAACAGTTTTCATCATTGTGTATCTGTTTTGAGGAGTGTACATAGCTTGTAATGAAGGGTCCTGGGACATCATCTGGTGAAGACCTAGAAGCTTCTGAGCTTCTCTATCATTCTCACCATATCCAAGATGAAGGTCTACAAAAGCATTTCTACTTTCAACCCATGTCTTAGGATTAACTTCAATCCAGTTCCCGGCTACGTCTACTATTTTGTCTCTATCTTCATTCTCAACAATAAGTTTGTAAGCTTTTTCAAATAGAGGGCGTACAAAATGATTAGCAAAATTCCTAGCTAATATCTTTTGTCTTTGCATTGATAAAGTAGCTAACTGTTCTACCATAGCAGCTGAATTTTGTTTGCTTACTGCATCTTTGTTTAGACCTTGAGATAATCTACTTATGCCAGATGTATCTTCTAATTCTTCATCTAGTAAATTTAATGTCTGAAATACAAATGGATTAAGAGCTGCTTGAGGTAATGGCTGAATAGCATCTGGTCTTGTAGTATTTACAATACCTCCAACCTTATTATTCATTAGCTCACGAGGATTTACCAAACCACCTTTGGTTACAACATATCTTGGATTATTAGATATTATTGCATGGTCTAAAATTGACCTTGTAAGAATACTTCTACCATTTTGAATATCAATTAAACGCTTACCAAAACTACTGCCATAAAAGCTATGAGGTATTGGAAGTGGACAATAATGAATGAAAGGTAAATCTTCACATTCTTCAATATCTAAAATTTGTGTTCCAGCTTTACAAATCTTATATCTTTTAGCTACACCAGTTCCATCCATATCTATGTTCATGTAAGCTTCATAAACTAAGACAGTTCTAATTTGCTCTTGGTAATCTTTTCCAACATTGAGCATATCTGCACCAACATTTTCAAATCTAGCTAAATGTTCAGGGTCAGTTTCTAAATCTGCTGGGCCTTCACTTGTTCCAATCTTTTCAATCTTCTTTTTATCAAAACCCATCTTTATTAATTCAGAGATAGTTCTTGAACTTCTATGCGCCATAAAGTTCATAGATTGAAGGTCAACACCTCTTGGCTCTACAATAAATTCTTCAGGAGCTATAGGGTCGATTACTACTTGGCTTTTATTCTTATTGAAAATAACAGTAGCTGTGATTTCACCAGTATCTACATTAGGTGTAGAAATATCTTTTATATCATAAGCATCATCAGCTAATAAAACATCTAGGCTCTCAACTGTGCCTGAGAATTCCTGTTCTATTGGTTCAATCATGTCTTGCCAATAAACTTTAGCAACACCAATTCTAGACATTAAACCATCTTGAATTACTTCACTAAAAACTTCATATCCATTGTTCTGTCTAAAGACTACATAATCTATGTATTCACTAGCTATTCTTGCAGGTTCTACATCTTCAGGATTTTGTGGAGTAAAAGATACAATCTTTCTCCCGGAAGCAAACACTTCAAGAAGAGCAGCTTTCATACTTTCAACAGCATTGTATACATCTTGGGATACAAATTTAGAATTGCCGTCGTGATGAGGAAATGGAAGTTTTGCTGTGTAGTATTCCATTACTCTTTGACGTTCAGTTGATAACTTACTATCAAAGTATCCTACAGCTTGTTTGATGTTTGCATCTACAATAGTAAGAACATCTTTCTCAGCTAGTTTTTTATATTTTGCCATATTTTTAAATCATCTCTATGTACATATCTGAAGTGACCTCTACTGGTGTAAACTTGCCGTCGTTGACGTAATTAGCTAAAGCCAAAGCCATAACTGTATCATCATGACAACCCGGTTCAGCTGCCATTGCACCATTATTTTCTGCAACAAATGTCATTAATTCTCTCAAAGTTATTTTGTCGTACAAATTGATTTTTTCCTCTCTAAGGTCTGCTCTGAGAGTATCAATTATTAAGGGTTTGGTTTTTACAGAAGTTGTAAATCCAAGTTTAATTGTTTCTTTATCTGTAAGCTTATCAACTATCACTTCTGTATAGAAATTTGGATAAGCTAAATCTTTTCCAAGTCTTGTTGCAGTTAATAAACCATGTCCATTATTCTCAACTGCTATCAATGCATCATTAAACATTGTTCCTAAATGAAATAGGACAGTTGCAAAGTAATCTGGGTGAACTTGCGCTCTATAAATAGCTACTTGCTTTTTGTCTGAACTGAGGACCTGGGCAACAGAATAGTCACCACCTCTTATTCCCATAGATACATCAGCACCTATGTAATATGTTTCAGATGGTTCTATATTTTCATAGACTAATAGTTCACCTCTAAAATGTTCATTCCACTCTTCACCTTCTAGGGTTAATTGTGCAATTGGTTTTGGTGAATTATCTAAAAATTCTATTAATTGTTCTGGGTTAAATACTGGTCTACCAGTTGTAATAAATGCTTCTTCAGGTGTTGCTGGATATTCTTGCTTAAAAAGCATCAAACCATTTTGAGCAACTCTCTTTCTTCTAAAAGCTAGTTGTTCATCTTTAAGATTAAATCTTTTTGATATCTCTTCTTCTTCAGGAGTTTTATCTAATCTTGATTGTAGTTGTTCGCTATATGTAGCATCAATATACCAAGGAATAAAAACTGGTATAAATCCATTAGTACCATCACAAGCTCCTCGCCATAATTCTTGAAAAACATTAGACAAACCATTGGCTGTACTTTCAGCTATGATTGCTGTCCCTTTTTCATTAGGAACTGCTTGTATTATTGCATTCCAGTTTTCTTTGGCAGTGCTTGATGACCAGAATGCTAATTCTGATGCGTGGACATGAGTTAATGTCTCACCTCTTCCAATAGCTTCTGAACCTGCAGTTGCAACAACATAGCTGCTATCTAAAACATCAAAACTTAATTCTTTTCTAGATGAATATTTTGTATGTGGTTTTAAAAGTTGTGGGCAGTTTTCATGATATCTTTTGGTCATATCAAACAATGCCCTAGTACTATCTGCACTATGGGTAACAACTAAACATTTTTGTGCTTTGCGCTGACTTACATTAAAATAAAAGTATCCACCAACATGAGTTGAGATACCTTGCTGTCTAGCTTTTAAGATGACAATTCTAACCTTACCTTCAGTTTGCATTTGTTTATTAATTGCATCCTGTAGAATAGATTGAGCAGAGTTAAGTTTAAGTGATTTTATTTCACCAGTCTTTGTTCTAATCTTTAAAGAGTTTTTTGCATAATAACTAAAGTCAGTGAATAACTTCTTCCGAATTTGTAATAACTTGCTCTTCTTTGTCATCTTGATTTGCTAACTCCTCTAACCAGGCTTCTGCTTGGTGTAATGTCACCTCAGATTTTGCCGCTGGTTTTGCTTCAGTAAACTCAAGAACAAGACGAGCAGCTGCTAGTCTTTCTCTATCAGCAGCTGGAGTTCTCATTACTTCAACAGCTGTAGTCAGAGCTTCTTTTGCATAATTATTTTTAATGTCTTTTTTACTCACGAAATCCTCTGCAAATTGCTTTGCTTTATCTCTAATTGGTTTGATTGTCTCTTTAGTAAATCCATCTGGAACACCTTTAGGTCTACCCGGATTTTTTCTGGGTTTGTTTGACCATTGTTTTCTTAACTGTCTTCCCTCTTCTGTCTTCATAAGATTTGAGAAGTAATTATTTTTAGGTGCTTTTTGTGGATGCTTAAGAACGCTTGGTGCTTTTTTTCTTGGCAACTTTTTTCTTCTTCTTATTTTTCTTACTATTTGGAAATCCAGCTTTCATATTAGCATAAGCACTATCAGAAACTGTACTTTTGGATGGTGGTCTAGAAATCCCTAAACGACGCCTTTTGTTCATATTTTCCCACAAACTCATTACTTTTTACTCCGCCTAGATTTCTTTTTCTTTTTTGCTTTTTTAGCAGCTGCCATCCCTGATTTTGTGTATGGATATTTTTTACCATTTACTACTGGCATTAATGTAACTCCCTATAGATTTAACAATCCCATTTTCTAAGTGCTTTATTAATTCTGCTATTGGGATTTTTAGCAGTCTTTGCACTCGTTAATTTCTTTTTCATACCTTTCATTCTGGCACAAAAAGATGCTCTTCTTTTGGCTTTTGCAGGTGATTTTTTGGCTGCTTTTGAAGAGACTGGTGGTTTTAATTTACCACCTGTAGCTCTATTGTAAGAAGCTCTACCTTTAGCATTCAAGCCACCTGATTTAGATTTGCCTGCTTTGCGTTGCCACGCTGGTGTCGCCATTTATGAAATTACTCGTGTATTTGCTCTAAATTGCTGTCTTTCAACTCTTTTGACATATGGCCAAAGATACTTGTCAGCAGCTTTTGGATTGATAGCAAAAGCTTGAAGATAAATTCTGTTACATTCCTGTAAAACATCATTACCTCGCATACCAGATAGAAGTCTCATCTCTTCTAATCCACTCAGCATCAAAGCCTTGGTAACACCCTTTTCATTTGCATCAACAAGGTCTGCCATATTGTCTAAAAACCGTCGATTTGCTTCCTTACCAGATTTAACCTGTTCGGGTGTAGGTTGTTGAAGTGGAGGAGCTGACGCTTGTGGTGTGCTTTGTGGTTGTTGAGCCTGTGTCGTTTGACTTTGTGTTTGTTGGCTTTGAGCCTGAGTTGGAACTGGTGTAGGACTTTGATTAATCCTACCTTGTTTAGCTAATCTATTAAGACCTGAAAGTATTTTTACATAGCCTTGACTAGTGTCTTGCAATGACATTGGGTTATTGTAGAAAGCATCATATTGAGCCTTGGTAATAGCTTTGTCTCTAAGCAGAATATTCATACCTTTATCTTGCTCAACTGGTAAAATACCTTGGTCATCTAATTGTCTATCAATTCCGATAGGCATATTAATATTAGCCTGTCTATTTAGCTTTCTTTCAGCTTGGAATTCAGCATCATCAGTTTTTTTTCTTTGTTCTCTATATCTAGTAATACTTGGTAGCCCGGTTAAATCTCTGCTACCCTTTAAACCTTTATATTGCTTAACAAACTTTTTAACTGGACTTCTTCTGCCAGTCATAGCATCTGCAAATCTTCCTAATCCAACACCTACTAATTGACCTGCTAAAGAGAAACCACTAGTTGCAGCTGCTGCTCCAATAGCTACTGTTGGTCTAAGACCACCAGCTACTCCACTTGGCAAATAATTTGATGTTTTACCAAAAGGCATAAGTTCATCTGTTATTCTTGAAACTCCACCTTTAACACCACCTGCTTGAAGGTTTGTTAATTCATTAGCCTGTTTCATATAGTTGATTAATCTTTCAACTTCTTGTTTGGCTTCTGGGGGAGCTAAATCTCTTATGCGGTTATAATCTGATTCAAAAGTTGTATTTTTAACTTTGTTCTTTGCTCTAGCAACAGATGATTTGGCTTTTGATTTTTCTATTATTTTATCAAGGCTATCACCCTTAGAAGGTGTAATAGAATTTTTAATAGTGTTTTGTGTATCAGAAATAAGACCAGATAATTCTCTTTGCATATTATCCATTAATACTCTAGCACCAGATGAACTCTCTCTATCAACATCTGACATATTAATGTTACTATCATTTGCCATTTGATTTAAATTTCTAGCTAAATCTGCTTTGATAGATTGAGTGTCTTTTTCTTCTGTTGTTTGTTGAAATATTTCTTTGTTTGGATTTCCACCAACAGCTCTTTTGATTATGTTTGGAGTAAATTTACCACCAACATTAGATGCTGTTCTTAATGTTCCTTGAGTAGCAGCTCCAACTGTAGCACTTTCAACTAAACTATCTGCAATCTCATCCATGGTATAATTACCACCTTGAGACATTGTGTTAAGAATTGTTGTTGCATCTTGTCCTGTTTCAATTGCAGCTTCTCCCATCATATCTTTCATAAAAGATTTCTTCATTGGGATAAGGTCTAATCCTAATTGTCCTGCAACAACTAAAATATCCTGGGCATTAAGAGTGGCGTTTATATCTTTTTCTCTTTTAGATTCTACTTTCTCTTGTAAAAGCTGAAGTCCATTTGGAACAGATGATAAGGCTGCAACTGCAGGATATCTTTTAATAAGACCTGCAATAAAACCCGGTGCAGAAGTTCCAATTCCTTCTGCTACGCCGTATCCTAAAGCTTTAGCTGCTCCAGCATAGTCACCCGCTTGTAATCCTTGTAAAACAGAACCCGGTATATCATTTGGTCTTCCTTTATATTTCTTGCCAACCTCTGCCATTAAGTCAGTTTGAAAGTCTCCTGCATCTTGAGACAGTGATTGTAAAATACCAAATATAGGTGAATTAACGTCGGCGTTTTCACTATTTAAATACATGTCTACAAGTGATTTAAAACCACCTGCAACATTAGCTGGTAAAACATTTTGTATAGAAGCTTTGGCTGCATCTAACATTGAAGTTTTATTAACTATATTTGCTCTTGCAGTTTGATAAGCTTTGGCAACTTTTTCAAATTCAGGAGTTCCCTTTTTATCTTTGTTTTCAACTATCCATTTTGCATATAGTTTTGCTTTTTCTTCAAAATCTATGTCTTCTGGATTTGTTATTGTAGATGCTTGAGCCTGTGGGATGATTGCATTTTCTAGTTTCTGCAAAACATTTGTATTTGTAACTTGTTTATTTATACCTTCGTCTACTAATTGTCCAAATTGAGCATCTTGAAGTAATTTAAGCTTTTGGTCTGGGTTATTAGTTGCTGCTAAAGCCTGTTCCAAAATTGAAGAACGTTGATTTGTAGGAATGGGTGCAGAACCAATGGCAAACGGGTTGCTCATATTATTTTGTGCAAACATATTATTTCCTATTGGATGCCTAATACTGCATCAGCATCATTAAATTCTTGAATATTGACTGTTGGTTTTGATGAGCCTTTAAATAGACCACCTGTTAAGCTATCTATCCAACTATCTTCTTGTTTTACTAAGTTTTTGATTGCTTCATCAGAAGGTCTGTCACTTATTGCTACAACCTCACCTGCATCTAATCTTCTTAAGATATCATTAATGGCTTGTTGTCTTGCTCTTAACCATACTTGCCATTGTTCATTACTATATGAGAATTTAGGTTGGTCAGATGCAAATATTGTCATCTCAGCATTGGAGATAGCACCTTTAGTTTTAGCTGCATTTAGAAGCTGCTCACTAATTTTTAGTGTTTGTAACTGACTTCTAATTCCAGCTTTTGGGTCGTCTCCAAAACCTGCTATATCTATCCCAGTAGCATCTCTTAATATTGTAGCTAAACCTAATCCAACTGAACTAGGGTTTGCATTAAGAAGGTCAGACATTTTAGTGAATTGATTTCCAACACTTGTGAAGTTTGCAATAAGCTGTTGTTGGTCATTTACCTTTTTACTAGCATCTCTATTAAGTTTATTAATTTTATTAACTCTATCATAAATATCTAAAGCTCTATCCAACTTTGCTTGTGGAGTTTGTGTCTTAAAATAATCAGCATATTGATTTCCAGCTGCCTGCATACCAGATGTAAAATCGTCAGCTCCTAGCATTGCACCACCAGCTCTCATCAAAACATCTGGTGGTAAACTTTTAAATTTATCAAATAGACTGGCTTTTTTTCTATTTTGGTCTGAACCAGTATTCGTACCAACAAATCCCGCTTGACCTTTTAGAGTTGCTCCACCTTCTCCACCTTCCATAAGGACTGCAGAGGGATTGACCATATTAACTTTCTTGCCACCTGATAATTGAATAGCACCACTATTAGGTTCTATATTTCCAACAGATAACATCCCATCATTATCAATTAATCTCATACCTCTAGGGTTTTGCATTAGTTGCTGTAAGATACTCATATATTAAATTCCATATTGAAATGGGTTAAAGTAATTAGAAAATCCCTGACCCATTTGCGCTCCACCAAAGCCACCTTGAACAGCTGAAAGCATAGGATTTTGACTTGCGTAATTCATGTAATCTCTTGGAACGCCACCTTGAGGTAATCTACCTCCATTAATCATTGCTAAATATGTTCCTATCAGATTAAGTGGTCTGTCTTGTCCCATATAAAATTGCTTTTGAGCGTCATCTAAGACTTTCTGTTCCTGACCTTGCATCATGCCACCTGCTTTACTCAAAGCATCTGCTTGTTTAAATCCAAAGCCTTGACCAAAACCTAATAAGTTTTGTCCTTGTGATAATCCACTTCTTAAACCTGCATTGGCAGATAGTGCATTTCTAATATCCTGGTTAGCTTGACCTAATCCTGTATTAAAAGCACCTTGTCTAAGTTGGGCATCCAATGCTTGTGCCTTTTCACCCACACCTCTTTCAAAGATTGCTTCTTTCATTGCTGTCCGTGTAGACCTTGGATTACCAGTCCTAGCAGCTTCAAGACGAGTTTGTGGAATGTTCACTTCATTTAACTGTCTTCTTGCACTCAGCATTCCTGCATCAACGGCGTCATTTATGAATGGATTTGATGATGCATACATATTTGCTGTTTGCAGTGTATTAGTTGGGTTAGCCATATTAAATATGTTTTGTGCGTTTGCACCAACACCCATACCTGCATTTAAAAGGTTTTGTCCTGCTTGTGAAGCTAGTGTTCCTACACCTGTATTATTGCCAACTTGCTGATTAATTAGATTATATGCACCAGTTTGAGATGGGTCTAAACCTGCTATTGTTTCACCTTGATATAAACCACCAGCTAAAGCATTTTGAAGTGCATTTTGACCTTGTCCAAATCCAAATCCCATATATGGACTAGCAAGATTAAAACCTGCCATTTGTGCATCAAGTGCTTGTTGGGCAGCTTTCTTTTGGCTTTTAGCTTGTAGGTAACTTGAACCAGCACCTATAGCAGCTCCGATTAATTGTGGCCACATATTTTATAATCCTCCTGCTGTAAGTCTGTCTTCAGCAGTCTTAATAGCTTCTTTTAAATTTGTTATAGCAGTTTCTATTTGCTGTAATTGCTCATCTAAATAATAGACAAGGCTTTCATCAAAGTTTGGTCTTGGTGTTCGTACAAAAACATCAACATCCTGACTTGTTGGTTCTGCCATTATCTTCTTCCTGTTGTAATAATATCCATGTCAAAACCACTTAAGCTGTAGTCTTTTCCATTGGTTTCCCTTACCTCATAATTCAAATATCTCCCGGCTAATCTTGTATCCATTTTGTAATCTGTAGATGGTGTAAATGTTTTAGTTAGACTAGTTGAAAATGTATCTGTTGGGATATCACTAGCACTTAAGTTAAAAGTAAGTGCGCCTGTTGTGATGGTAGCTTGGGGATATATGTTTCGGATATTTTTGTATCCTGAAAGTGGTGTTCCCTGCTCATCCAAATCGATTTGTAGCCGCCTTGCAAACGACGCATTAAGTACTCTTGATGTAGCTGGTTTTGCAATGCTACCACTATCCAAATTATCAAGGACACAAACCTCTTTAATAGCATGAGTTCCTGAGCCGTGAGCTTCGGTAACAAAAATAGACCTTCGTACAAAGTCCTGGGCATCTTGAGAAGCATAAGTAAAACCTGCATTATCATATGTCTGTGTTTGATTGTCATATGTAGCAACAGCTAAATTTAAACTTGCTGCTGTAGCTGAAGAAACATTAGGCAAATCTATAAAAGCCCAAGTATTATTCATTATATTATATACAGCTGCTCTATTGCATCTTGCAGTTCCTGATAAGTCACTAGGTACAAAAGCATCACCTGAGGTGTAACAAAATAGAACTTCTTTAGCGACGGCATTATAAGTTACAAAAAATGCCTTTGATACTTCTCCACTATTGTCACTAGTATTGATGCCATCAAAGATAAAATTTCTTACACGTTCATCTGCAATAGACTTTTTCTGAACTCCATCATGGACATAGATATCATCTAGTCCAAAACAATAATGTTTGTTTTCAGCTGCAATTACACAATTTGAACCTATTAGACCACTTCCATCAAAAACTTTTTTAAAACTAAAAATGCTATTGCCACCAATGAAATCCATTCTGTAAACCTGGTCTCTTGAATAGATAAAGAATGCATTTCTTAGCTGCCTACCATCTACTATCTCAGATGGCATATCTGCAATTGTATTTTCACCAGCTAGTAAATTTGTATTTGTTGTGTCCCAGTCTGGATTGACTAGGTCAACTTTGCTGTCAGACCACTTAACCATTGTAGGAAAAGTGTTTGAACTTTTTGTAATATTGAGAGCAATAAGAAAACTATTAAATGACCTTAGAACCCGACATCTGTGGTTTGCATCCCAATGTGTTAGATTAGCAAAGTTACCACCTGAAGTTAATGATAGATATTGTGGAACTCTGTCTGGTCGAGTTAGGTAAAATCCGCCATCAAAAACAATCCCGGTATATTGTTCATTACTATTGTAAGAACCTCCCCCGGTGAGCTTTTGAGTATATGTATTATTTGATGGTGAATATAAATATAAATCGTAATCTGTACTTGCAATTATTATACTGTCAAAGCCTGAAGCAGCTGTTCCACTAATTATAAATCTTCCAACATCTGCTGTGGTAGTTGTGCCTAAAGATTTAAATGAAATAGACCTTTTAAGTTTGTTTTCATCAAACCTAGAATTGATTGCAACATCAAATGCATTGACTGGTAAATCCCACGGACTTGCATCTGGAACAGCACCATATTGTCCAAGATTTCTTACTTGAATATTTGGCATTGTTTTATGTCTTTATACAGTAATTAAGAATAATTGTAGGCTGTACGTTTGTATGTGCTGAACTAGCATTTGCAGCTGAGTTATTTCCAATTGTACCAGTAGTTGTTACAGTTGAGTTTGTTCCAGTTACTGCTACTGAACTTGTAGTTACTGTTCCACCACCAGCTACAACACCAGCACCTAATCCACTTCCAATTACACCAGTGACTGTATGTGAGTGTGGTGGTGAAGTGAATGAGTGCGTATGTGAATTCATTGTGAGTGAGTGGTTGTGAGCTGGTAAACCAGATTGGGCTGAGGTCAAAGTTACACCTTGTGCGCCACCAGTATTTCCTAATGTATTACCATTAAGACCACCTACTGCTGAAGTAAGCAAACTCGCAGAAGCTTCTTTCCCTGCGACAACCCTACCTCTTATGTCTGGTAGGTTAAATGTACTTGAGCCGTCACCCACACCATAAGATGTTGAGATAATTCCAAATAAGGCTGAATAAGTAGACCTTGAAACTGCACTACCATCACAGAATAAAAATCCTGTTGGTGCAGACGAGCCAGCGTACACAATTATAGAACCACTTGGCATATCAAAACTAGTGGCTGCATTGAGAGCAGCTGGTGTAGCTGTGACTGCACCGTTGATATTTGGAAAAGTAGTTTTTATAGCTGCTTTTATTAATCTTAAATGGTCATCTGCCTGTGATAAAACGTCAGTACTTGTTGGGTTACTGGTGTTTAAATCACTTATATACGTCGCACTTTCTAATGCCATATTATTTTACCTTATGTTTATTTCATTAGCCTGTTAGCAAGAACTCTGAATGCTTTTTCGGCTGTGGCTGGGACAACTCCGTTGCCCAAAAGCCTAAGTCTGTCCACCCTATGTCTAATCCCATGAGTTGCTCCACCCACTCTGGGTTGAGTTTGAGATTGTGGTTGGGTTGTTTGGTTGCTACTGCAATCATTGACTTGGTCTTGCGATTGTATTCCGCTGGAGAGTTCGTCTCCTTCGCTAGATGAACTTGTGGAGTTGGCCAAGTGTTCTCCTTGACTTGCATTGTCAGGTTGGAGTGACCTTTGCTCCTGCCGTACTTCTTGTTTCTCTTCAACCAGCTCTCCCGGCTCTCTTCTATTTCCACTACTCGTGGTGTTAGCCAAGATGACTCTTGGTGCTTCCCAGGAGTGTTGTCGTTCATTGGGGCGACTTGGCCAAAGCCAGTCTCTACGTCTCTGAGTTGTCTTCGGTGAGCTTCCCTGTTTGGATTGGCTGCTCCATTCATGTCCGATACTTGAGGAGTTGGCCAATTGCTCAACTTCACTGCTGAGGGCAACATCACTTGATGACCGTTGTCCTGAACTCTCTGAGCATATTGTCCTTGGTCGCCCACGTCTTGCTTTATCATTCCAGCCGTCGGTGTTGGCCAATTCATCTTCTCGCCCTTTCGGCTCTTGTTCATCTTCGGTCTGGTTATTACTTCTCCAATCACTTGTGGATGATTGCTCAAGCCCTTCTGACCATATGGAGTTTTTCCAATCTTTCCTGCTTCGGCAACTGTTGGAGTAGGCCAGGATGTAAACTCTTTTTCTCTGGTGAGGTGCGCCGACTTCAACCGCTGAGAATACTCCTGCCGTTGCTGTGTAATCCACTTCTTCCAAGCTTCTGAGGACATATTTGAGAACACTTTCTCCATCTCCTGTTTTTGAGGAGATGATGCCGTCGACATTTTCGAGGAAGACAAGCTCTGGTCTACACTGTTTAATTCCTTCGAGGATGAAGGGGAATAAGTGTCGAGGGTCCTGGGTTGATTGTCGTTCACCGGCACTGCTAAATGGTTGGCATGGAAATCCTCCTGAGAGGATACCCACTTGTCCAAGAAATCTTCCGTATGGGAAGGTTTTAACATCCGTGTGGATAGGCGCTGGAGCCAACTCTCCTGTTTCCATTTTCTTTGCCAAGAGCGCTGTGGCATATCCTTCCCTCTCAACGTAAGCGATTTCTCGCAAGTTTGGGAAAACTCTTCTAAGTCCAATCCCAATCCCTTCGTATCCAGTACAGAGGGATATGTGGTTAATAGTGTTTTCGGTATTATCCAAGTCATTTATCATTTGCTCCATCTTCCTATTTTTATTTTTTCTGAGATGCCCACTCACCACTCCGATATCTCAACAACAACAACAACAACCTTTAGCTGCTTTTTTAAATCGAGATATTTTTTTGGGTACAGGGGGCAGAAATCGCCTTGTGAACCTAAAATTCCTAGAGAAAAGTAATACTAGGTAAACTAAGTCCTTGTTTTTGTTGCAGAAGCACAAGATGAAACATCCAGTGTGTCTACTTTAAAACCAATGTATGTCTCCCGGACATTAGGCATTTGTGAAATATATTGGCGCACCACAGATTGTGTGCGTACAAAAAGGAGACTATCCACTCATATCTCCTATAACAATTCCAATAGCTATGCATACAATAGCTAATACAGCTCTGTTGCTTAACCAAAATGATAGTCTCTGATTTAATAATCTAAGAGTTTCTAGTGTGTAATTTATTAACATTTTTTATCTCCTCGACGACGATTTCTCGTTCGTTCCATTAAGTCCTCTTAAGGACAGCACGGTTAGTTTAAGTCTGCTCTGGGTATTCCATCTTGACACAAAGGTGCATTCCCTTCTCATACTTGGGATGAGACATGATGATATCCTTGGCAGTTCCTATTGCCTGGTGACAGGCTTCTTGAGTTGGATATGGTTTAACTGGTGGTGGCAATATATGCCATTCAGGCACACCAGACCATATGACCAATACAATTGGTATCCACATATAATCTCCTATTAATTTATTAGAATATAAAAGCTAGAAGGTTGCCCTTTTGAGCAACGCATCCAGCACAAAGGTCATTCGCTAATCCTGATAGAACTATCATGGAAATATAGAGAATGAATGGGAGCATAATTCCATATGCTCTCAACCACGATTTTATTTTAATCATCTTGTTGGACAAACACCTGAAGCACAATCGGCATCAATGTCATCAACCATCATTCCATCAACATCTAAGTCAACAGGTAGAAGCTTCTCGCTATAACACTCAAACTCTTCTTGAGTTATTACTTGTTGTGGCAAATATGGATAGCCGAGGTCTTGGGCAGTCTTCGTTGGGTCAGCTCTAAGTAAGAAACTTACACCAACAAATGAATTCCAATTCTTATCTTCTAGTATCCAATCTATGATGCTTGGTATTTCATCTGGACTATAGCTGACAGTTATTGATGTATTATGGTCTGTCCAATTGTCCATTAAGAACTTGTATCTATCTAGCTGAGTAACTGCACTTTCTAGATTGACTAACTTGCCGTCGACTTCTTCAAAGTCTATGTCATCCCATTTGATAGGGAAAGATGCAAGAACACCAGTCTCATCATATGGATTAGCAAAGACATTATAATTTGAAGCTCTAAGCTTATCTACAATTGGGTCAGATGCTTGGAAGTTTATGTTGTTTAGAATGTACTTGCCAAGTGGCTTATGGCAGCCTTCACTTGCATCCATTATTTTAGATAATGTTCCACTTGGTTTGACTGTTGTTACAGCTTTAGGCAATGGCATATCAAGTTCTGATGCCATGCTTCTACCTGCTTCTCTAACTATCTTCCTAAGCTCTTGCATTTTATGTTTGTCATTCTGATATTCCCAAGAAACAAACCCGGTGATGCCGACGCCCATCAATCTTAAATGGTCATTACTTTCGTGCCAAGATTGACTTAGAACACCATCTCTTAAATCAGTGCAAGTTTGCCGAAAGTTTGCTCTAGCAATTAGGTAAGCAGCTGCTTTGAGTTGTGTCCACCTACCATTGAATTTAGACAAATCTATTTCACAAAGATTACAAAATGAACCAGCAGCCGACAGTAAGATTTCACCACAAGGATTTGTACCACTAAACCAAGATGCTCTTTTCCTAGCAACTTCTCCATTGATAAAACCCGGTTCACTTCCACCTGCTTCAGTAATTAAATCAAATATTCCTTCTAATTGTTTTCTTGAAGGCTTTGCATCAAATAGAATTGAGTTGTTAGATTGTGACCTTTGTGGGTTATGTTCCCAATGGTCTTTCTTCATCTTAGCGAAGTCTTGCCACTCATGATGATTAAATGGAAGTATTGCTATTTCAGCACTTCTTCTTGTGCTTAAAACAGTTCCCAAATGGTTCATTACATCAACAATATCTACACTTGTTAATAAATGCCCTGCTCTATCATTAAGCAGCTTACAAATATTAAGTAATGCATCTTGAAATGGTCTATCACCAACTGATATCCAACCATAACCTTCAACTCTTTTACCAGGACCTCTAATCTCACTTGAATTAAGCACTAGAGTTTTTGCTTTAGGAAATGGATGAGCTAATAGTTTTCCAACTGTCTTTGCCCAAGCTTGAGCATCATCTCCAATATGAATAGTCCAAACTTTATTTTTAGTATCATAAGTTTCAACATTTCTTGGTCTACCTTTGTAGTCTGCATCATTAGTAGAAAATACTTGTTCAATTTTAAGTTTCTTTGGAAAGCCACAAAGATGACCTGTTGTTGGTAAAAAGCCAGTCCCAGAACCATTTAGTAATAACCAAAATAAGTCGACGACGTCGTGTACTGTTTCTGCTCTTTTAAATGCACAATTGAATTGAGTAGCTTCTCTTTCCTTAGACCTTTTAGTGTCACCCATCCATAATGTTCTACCACTTACACAAACTTCCCTGTCTTTAATATGGTCAGCTAAATCTATGAGTTCTTTTCTTTGAAACATATCTAATGGTCTTTCCAAAGCTCTTTCCCATAACCAACGTTGATGGTTCATCACTCTTGCTATTGTTTCTTCCCAAGTTTCAAACCTGGTGGCTTCTGAATTAGTTGGTCTGTTGTATGTGCGCCTTGTGACGACTTTGGCTCTTGTGGATGGTTCTCTGTGCATATGGTTTCCCTATAAAAATTGTTGTGAGGGTATCTAGTAGAAAGGATAAAAAACCTAGATACCCTCTTGGCTGCAAAGTAGTAGAAAGGAGGTAAGCCTACCTTGCAGAAACTTGTTTCGTTATTTCAGAATACTTCCTAATAATTTCATCAATGGTTCTTCGTTGACCTTTTGCAGTGTTGCAAAAGCCACCTAACTCATCTTCAGCTTTATCAAGAAGATTTTGAGCAATGATTAATGTTTCCAGTAATTCACGCTTCATTTGATTTATTGTCAAAGTGTTCATCTTCAGCTCCAGATATGCTCTGTCCTAACAGCTGTCGTTTGCGAAACTCTGCATATTCAATAATCTTATTTAAATCATCAATTTCACTTTGAACTCTGGTCTTTCCAGCAGCAAGTTTATGACCTGCTCTACAAGCGTATTTGATGATTGCACCTCTCCAATAAGAAAATTCATTTCTCATTAAGAAGTCTATTGGTTGAAATTCTAATCTTGTGTAATGTGATGGACTGGTGACGACTACGTCATCTAATTCCTTTAAAGCATATCCTGCTTGTTTTGCTAACCACTCTTGGTTTTGAATATCATCTTTTTTCTTAGTCATTATATATGCCCTATATCGAATTTTTCGTTCCATAACTTCACCTCATTAGTTTCTTCGTCATACATTCCCCAATGAAGGATTTTAGCTAATCTTGCCATTTGCAGGGCGTATTCTTCACTAAACCCTTTTTGGGTGTAATTACTCAAAACGCATCTCCAAGTTGGACTTTTATCCAATATTTTTCTGGCACTTACTGGGCCTACATTTGGTAAGCCTTTGTAATTGTCTACACTGTCTCCTGTGAGCGTTTGAGTTAGAAAATTATAATAAGCTTCTTCAGGTAGCAGAGTCAAGAACAAAGGGTGAACAAAATTATCTTTTTCTTCTATCTTTAAATGAGTACCCGGTACAGTAAGCAAGTCTTTATCTATTGAATAGATTACTCTTTTCTTAGCTTTTTTTGGCTCTGTAGCTAGTATTCCAATTAAATCATCTGCTTCAATGTTTCTATACATTAAGCTTCGACCTGGGCAATCATTAGGTAATTCATCACCTTCCAATGCCCATCTTTTCAAAGCAGAATATCCAGCAGGTTTTCTTTGTCTTTTTCTTTTCTGTTTGTACTCAGGATAAACACTATATCTAAAACATTTAGTGTCAGTAAAAGCTAAGGTATAAGCACTGCATTTTGATAAATGAATTAAGTCTGTCACCTTTGCATAAAAATGCTCTTTGGCTTGTTTGTGGTCGCAGTTCAATGTCCAATTGTCTATATCCCATTCAACTTCAGTCTCTGCCATTTTAGCTGCTGAGAACAAAAGAGAATCAGCATCAATTAACAATTCAAACTTATTCTTTGGTTGGTTCGTCTTCATCCGTTATGCCCTCTTCAAATTTTTCTAGTAGTTCATGAGCAAATTTCTCTTTTATATTTTCCAAGAAATTCAAACCCATTTCAGTAATTAGATATCTTGTTCCAAAAATACCCGGTGACACTAAAAGAGTGATTAATCCCTCTTCTAAAGCTATGCCTACAATATCGGCATTTTTCCGTGCATATTTGGACTTTGTTGTGAAAGGTTTTTGCCAAGCCATCTCAATTACTTTGAGAATGTCTAAAGTAGTCTTATCAATGTGTGGCTGCCCAGTTGTCTCCAATGGTATATGTTGCTGTGACCTTACACCTGAATTTGAGTTCTTCACCCGCTTTTTCAGCCATTCGGCAAAGTCTATCACCTGTGTCATTTTCTAGTCCTTCTGTGACACTCACCTGTAGTTCATCATGACACCAAGTGAGTACATTATAATCATTATCCCAGCCGTTCTTATACCCGGCTTTTTTCATGTCCTTATCAAAGAGTACAAGCCACTTTGCACAAAGGATTGCTCCTGCACTTTGAAGTAATAAATTAAGCGCTGAATGCTCTGAACGAACTCTTAATAGTCTTCCATCAAGACCTTTTAAAAAGCCACGCTTGGCAGCTGTTAAAACTTGATTACGGAGTGTTTTAAAGGCTGGATATTGCTTGAAAAATCGCTCTCTTAATTGACTACCTTCTCTAGCATTCCCACCTACAATTTCACCTAATCTTTGTGCGCCTGCAGAATAGACAAGTGCATAAATAAATGTCTTTGCTAAGTCTCGGCTAATACCTAATGCATTAGCATTTGTAGTGTGTATGTCACCTTCAATAACTTCTTTTGCAAAAGCACCATCATCAAGCTTTGCCAAGTAATGTCCTAGGCATCTAAGTTCTAATCCTTCATAGTCGGCGCCGACAAGTTTCCATCCTGGTTTTACACCAAATAGACTTCTACATTCTTTACCATATGGACTTCTAGTTGATGGCACTTGAGCCAAGTTTGGATTTCTATGGCTTACTCTTTGAGTGACACAGTTGTTAACCAAGATTTGATGGTGTAGCTTTCCATTTTGCTCTAGCTTTAACCAAGCTTGTTTGCCTTCTGAAATCATACCTAATCTTTTATCTAATAAAAAATATTCAGCTAATTTTTGAGCTTCATCATAGGGTAGCTGAGATAAAACACTCTCATCTACTTTTGGTTGCCCTGAAGGTGTAAACTCTTTTGGTTTCCAGCCGTTAATATTAGTAAGACGGTTCGCTATCATTTGGCGACTACTTGGATTAAAGGAGTTATGCTTTATCTTTGTATAAGGTATCCCTCTTATCTTATTCCTCGCGCTGACCTTGGGGATGACTTCTGCTATTGGAGAGTACCAGTCGTCATAAACTTTATCTAAAGCAAAGCGTATTTCTTCTCGTTTCTGAGTTAAGTCAGAGACTAGCGAACCTGCTTTTCTAATATTAAAATACCACCCGGCATTTTCAATATCCCTACAAACATTTGCAAGGTCATGAGATAATTCGGCTGCTTCTTTGGAAGTTGTTTCATTATGAATTTTATCAAAGAGTTTAGCTTGTACTTCTACATCTTGCATAGCATAAGAATGCATTTCTTCATTCCATGTATCCCAGGACCCTTTGTATTCATCTTTGAGTTCTCCAAGTCGATATCCCCAAGCTTTTAATGAATGTGAGCCATATAGTTTTATTGGCATATCTTTTGGCTTTGTAGTCCAATCAATATCTGAGATGTTTGACCAAAGCATTCTAGACATAACTAAAGTGTCCATCAATTCGCACTTTGGTTTCCATCCTGTAACTTTTTCAAGTGCAGGATTATCAAATAGAATTATATTGTGGCCAACTAATAATGTTGCTTTATCCAAATGCTCTAAAGCCGTATCAATCTCGTCATATTTGTATGTGACTGCGTCGCCGTTATCTAAATCTTTAACAGCTATAATATGGACTTTATCTAGTTGAGATAAAAAACCATTTGTTTCTATGTCATATGCCAGTCTCATATTGTATGCTCCGACAATCTGCCAGTATCCCTAGAATAGGAAAGGATACCTGCTGAACCAACTTGACCATTATATCTGTTCTTTAAAACACATATCTCTCTCAAATTATGTTCATCAGGTATCTTATTCAAAGCCAGTACAATGTCTGCTAATTGGACTAAAGAATGAGAACCTCTAAGCTCACTTGTAGTCACCTGTTTTCCATCCTCATGTCCTAAAGAACCTTGAGGTCTGGAAAGATGGCTTACAACTATCATCCCAATATTTAATTCTTGGACTAATGACCTGAGAGTTGTCATTGCAATGTCGATTGCTTTTCTCTCGTCGTGTGTCACTAGTCCTGACATTAGGATTGAAATGTGGTCAAGAATAATAAACTTACATCCCAAGCTTTGCACCATATAACGTATTCGGCTTGTGATTACATCAATGCTATCAGAGCCAAAATGGTCAAATAGAAATAGCGGAGTTTCAGAAAATAATTCTTGAAAGGCAACATCCTTCTGCTCCTTGGATAACTCATGAAAGTTTTCAATTGTCTTTCCAACATGAAGTCCAATTAGCTTTTTGATTGTTACTAGATTTGCTTCCTCTAACATTAGCATTCCACAAACTTGACCTTGTTGATGTAGGTCAAGAGTGATTTGTGTAACTAAGCTAGATTTGCCAATCCCGGAACCAGCAGCTAACACCACAACTTCCCTTAATCGTAGCCCTCTTGTCAGGTCATTTAGACCTAAGAATTGATAAGGTACGGAAGAGAGCAGCTCTTCTTCCTGGTGTATAGCTTCTCCGAAATCGGCAGCTGCTACAATGTTGTCAGGTCGGTGAGATTTAGCTTCAAATATAGCACCAGCTATTGCTCCTGCCATTCCTGAAGTTAATGCTTCGTTTGCATCTTTAGCTCCTGCCAAATTAGCAATCTTGCACTTACCATAAGGTAATATCTCAGCAATCTTTTTAGTTGCTTCCCTTCCCTGAACATCCATATCAAGCATTAGAATTATTTCATCAAATGATGTAACGAATTCATAATTTGCTTTGATATTCTCTATGCCACTAGCAGCTCCTGAATTTAAGCTAACTGTTGGCCATTTGTTGTTGCCATAAGCTTGACTTACAGATAATGCATCAAGTTCGCCTTCTGTTATGACTAATCGTTTTCCACCTTCTCCCCAAAGATGTTGTCCATACAAACCAGCTTTGGATTTATCTCCAAACCAGTAGAACTTTTTATCTTTGGTTCTAATCTTTTGAGCAACCACCTGCCCTACTGAATTACAGTAATTGGCAATCTGTACTCTTTCACCCTTATATTCACCAACTTGATAAGAAAATTTCTTACAAGTATCTAAACTAATTCCTCTTGTTTTAAGCGCTTGGATTTCGCCCTTGAGTAAATCTTTGCTGATTGCTTTACTCGTTGTCTGTACTTCGTCGACTTCGTATCCCATCTCATTAAGTTCCTCTTGCTTGAAGTTTCTGTCACAACTGAAGCACTTCCACCATTTGCCTTGGTGGTAGGCGAAACTGTCGCTTGATTGTCCACATGGGCATGGTAAGTGACTGAGTTTTTCATCATTCATTCCTTAGCTCTCCTGTTGTTAAAATGGGCAGTTCTTATCAAGGTTCATGCCCAGGAACCGACTTTCAAATCTAAACTACGAAAGGAGGAAATTTAGTTTAGAACTGAAACTCTACTTGCTCTGGTTTAGAGTAATTAGCTAACTCATAAGATGCATAACGAACTCCTGCTGGAGAGGTTTTCATCTCAGTAGCTATGTCTAAACCATGCTTATTTTTTAAATTGTAAATGATTGCACTCATTCGCATTGTGCCAAAAAGTGCAAACCCGGTAAGAGCATTAATCCTCTTGCCCTGTTGAAGGTGTTGTTTTACCTTCATCACTTTGCTTATCGCCATTTTCTTCTCCTATAGCGTCTAATTTCTCATTGTCATTTGCAGGTGGAAATAACCAATGCTCAGGTATCTTTTTGGCGTCGCACCACGAAAAATCGTGATGTTCGCACCAACTGGCATAAGTTGTATTACTTCCTGCATAGATAGGTGTGTGTGGGTTTTGAAAAGCAAACCTGATTTTTACGTCAGGTCTGCTCTTTTTGATATTCAGGTGTTTGGCTCTATCTTGGACTTTAAACCAGCCTTTGGTTTCCATGAATGAGCCATCTGGAAGTAGGAAGTCAGGATGATAAGTGCCTTGTCTCGCTGGAATGTCGTAGACAATTTTGTCCACTTCGTACTCAACCTTAACTCCTCTACTTTCAAGATAACTTGCTACTCGTTCTTCAAGCCCACTTCTATATTTAGAAGTCGCCATTAGCAGCAACATCTAAAGGCTTTTCATCATTGTCGTTGTGATGAACAAAACCTTTAACGTCGTCACTAAATGGAGAGGAAGAACCTTGAACTGCGTCAATAATTCTGACCATTCCTAAGTAACAAGTAACACCAATTCTAGAACCATAACTATATGCATTAAGTTTGCCGTGGACTTGGATGATAGAACCACCTCTTAGGTTCAAATCACTTTCAATCTTTTGTGATGGTTTAGAACAATCCCACAAAGTAGGTTTGTGCTGAGTAGCAAACTTAAACAAAAAGTAATTTTCTAACTTATTGTCATTTGATTTGTTAATCAGCTCTTGGATACCTTTAGACACTTTCTCAGTTGTGTCTGAAGCCTTCTGATAAGACAAAGAAGCTTCTTTTAGTTTCTTCTCTCCAAATTCGTCTATGAAGGTTTTGTCGACTAACTCACGCAAGTCTTTACTTTCATCTGCGTGGATAATCAGACCAGTCTTATACTTATTATCAAATTTAGTATCTGGTCTTTGTAGGCTTGGCCAAAAGGCTATTCCTGGTGGTGTAATAAATGACTTATTTTTCGCCATATATTCTCTCCTATATTGTTAGTTTCATTATGCCAGTTGTTTATAGACACACCGGCTTCGTCTAATTCGGCTTCCTCATCAACGCAGAGGTAGCCTTTTTGCTCATGCCTACTGCGATAGTAGTCGAGCAAATCCTCAACAAAAAATCTTGTCATGAATTTTCCTTTAGGGTTTAGGAATTAATCCCTAGGAGATACTTAATTCTGAGTCGTAGTATTCCTCAATATCCCAACCAAGTTTAGTTGGAATAGGTGGTAATTTCATTTCTTTACCAGTTATGGGATGAGTGAATTCCTCTCCAATGCATTCCTTGGCATAATTATAAACTTGCTCAAGAAAGCTATTTTCGGAATACATATGTATCCCTGCAAATTTGTAACTCTTTACAAATTCATCTGCATCACAAGCATGAGTGCCTACACAATCATGGTTAACTGCAACATGTGATATTCTGTTTGGATTTTCAGAATGAGTTGCATCTTGAACTGCTAAATCAAGTTGACTAGCATCATACGAGTGAACAATGTTTGGACACGAACCATTCTCACTATCAGTCTTGTAAACAGTATTTGGAATAGTGGATGCAATTTTTAGTTGATGGTCATGTACACCTTTTTTGTGTCTAACCTTAAAGCTAAAATCATACATAGGTATTCTAATAGTCTTAGGCTTTGGATTTGGTTGTTCATAAGCCTGTACCATTGGAAATCCTGAAGGATTTATGATTTTAAGATTAATGTCAAAATCAGACAATATACCTGTTATTTCTAAGATGAACTTCATAGCTTCATTAGCAGCTGGAGCATAATCACCTACAAGATTATAAATGATACTACCCATAAAACGAGCTGCATTTATTGAGCCTTGATATCCACCAAAGGGATGCTTAAAATTCTTTTCAGAATACATCTTCACATTAAGAGGTGACATAGTCTTATCTAAAACTTCATCCTGCATTCCCCATTCACGAGAATTATAGAAATAAGTAAAAGCTGGTGTCTTAACATCACCTCTTTTGATACCAAATTTGAGCCACTGTTTAGCAGCTGTTTTATCGTATTCATTTTCCCATTTGGTATTTTTAATCTTATCTTCAACAGCATCTCTAATCTTAATATAGAAATCATTAGACTTAACTTGGTCTTTTGGAAGAATAGTCATATTAGTGTCTTTAGCACCAACTGCATCACGTCTTTCCATAGAGTATTGTTGAAGACCAGAGTTAGATGCATCATTCCAAATTATAAGATTGCTTTCAAAAGCTTCTGGATTACCAGTCTCTATAGCATCAACTAGTTCTTTACAGTTTTGAAGGAATTGACAAGGCTCATCTGCTTCTAACCAAAACTTATCAGTCTTCCAATTATCTACTGTCTTTTTAATTAAGTCGTAGTTGTCATCAGTCCACTGAATTCGGTTAGAAATTCTAACCTTATCAATTCCGTTGCCATAAAAGGTAGCCACTTGCCTTTTAAGTTGGTTCAAGCCATTTACACCCAGGCGTTTCTTTATTCTAAAAACAAACCTAGATTTCATGGCATCATCTCTTTGATATGAAAAGTAAGAACCACAATACATTCTCATTCTCCAATCAAGACAGAATGGTATCCACAATCCAGTTCCAAGTTCTAATATAAATAAACTTGTCTCATGGTCTTTCTCAAACTGCATTCTTTGCATTTCAATTTCATGCTGAAGTCTGTATTGACCTTTTCTATGAGCATTAAATCTTCTTGTGTCTTGCTTATCCCATTCAGATTTATCAAAAGATAAGCCATTTATATCAGCATATTCTTCAACTGATATTGGTACAATATTTTCCATTGGTTTGTTTAGATAAGGTATTTTCTTGACTTGGCAGTATTTCAAAACCTTGTGCATAAATGGACTCATGTCATAATGAGTGCTTTGAATTTTATTAACTGTATTAAGCAAACCATCTAACTTCCCAGCTTTTCTTTGTTCCCGGATAGCTTTCGCTTGTGATTGCTTTCTAGTAATAACTAATCCAAATTTATCTCTTACATGGTTGGTAAGAAAAGCACCTGTGTTCTCATCTGTCCAAGGTCTAGGTGGAATGACCATTATAGGATATGTAAAGTCTTCAAACTGCAAATAGGCATTGTTCCTGTCAAGAAACAGTTTGACCTCATCTTTAAAGACTAACCATTTCTTTTCTTTTGGTTTTGTAAATCCTGTCTTCTTATCTTTTGCTTTAGACTTAAAAGTAACAACTTGATTTTTCTCTTTGCGAAAATCAATGTACTCACCTGTTTCGTACACACAGTCTACAACCACACCACCAATTTCGGCTGCTTTAGTATTATCCCATTTGGTAATGTCTGCAATTAAGTCATTATGATGCAAACGTCTTTTTACATATCTACTTCTATAAAGATAAGTTCCACTCTCTTTACTGTCATTCAAAACTCTGCTGGTAAAACTACTATCACCGTTTAGTTCTCTATCTTTTCTTCTTGCTTCAATGATAAACAACTGGTCTTGGATAGCATGACCAATACCAATACATACTTTCTGCATAGTATGTGCTTTTTCAACACCTCTATGAATATGTGGCATTGCAAGTGCAACAGCTTTATCAGCACCTAAAGCTATAATCTCTTCAAAGCCAATTGGCTTCGGTCCAGATTTGGTTTTAAGTTTTAATTTTAACCAATCGTTCATAGCTCTTGTTGAAGTTGCTATGACTTTATTTTGGTAAGCTTTTATAACTGGGTGAACAGATGGAGACTTTACCTTTAAGTCATTATAACTTTCAGCATATTTCTTTCTAGCTGTTAGTATGCCATTTTTCTCTATTTCAGCCTGTGTTTCTAAAAGCTTAACAGAAACATGATTTAACCAAGGATAATCGTTATACTTAAGATAATGTTGAGGTATTTCCTTTTGGAATACGTCGTCGTCGATAACCTTTAAACTAGTCTTAAGGCTTTTCTCTAGTTGTTTTATAATTGTATCACTAAACTTCAATCCAAATCTCCTTTTTGAAAAAATGACAAGTGCTAACTCTGTCGAGAAGGTAGCACAGTTCCAAATATGGGACTTTTGTGGGGATTTGAGTTTTGGCGGCGACGGCATTCATTTGAAACGCTGTGTACCATAGTGTACATCCCTTGTCGAGCTTTAATTTTAGCCATTTCAATTTTTGTACGCTAATTACCATAATATATCCCATAGTATCCTATAAAGCACCATAATATCCCCATAGTTCCCATAAAGTTCCATAAATAGAACATAATGGTGAACCCATAGTTATCCTGTGGCAGGAATTACACCTGCATCACATTTTTCATAAACACCTGAAGTTTCCCCCTGAACTCTGGCTCTCTTAATCTAAGGTCTTTTGTGCCTATCTAAGATTAAGTGCCTGGGTATAAAATATGTCTCTGCATATTTGGTAATTAATACCCAAGTTCAACTCCAGTCCCCCTATAGAACTGTTTGTCTTAACTCTCTTATTGCAATTAGAGTTTATCACGGCAAGTGCTTTTTTAATTTTTTTATAATTATTTTTAAAAAGACACCATTCACATTGCTCTAAGTGAGTTAAGACAAGCGTTTCAGAGTATTATGAAACTTTTGTTACATTTTAATGTTTGGTAAATTTTGCAGAAATATCGTTAGGTTTGTATTGTTCTGCAATGTCTCTTATTTTTTCATATTGAGTAAGAGATTTTTTCCAAGGAACTTTAATCCAGTTATTATAATGCTCAAAGTGTCCTCTAATTCCAGTTGCCATTGTTTTATCATTATCATTAGTGAAATCTATTAGGTAATGATATTGGTCACTGTAATTTACTACTATTATATTTTCTAGCAGCCACATGGTCTGTTGTTCATCCCAAAAGTATCTCCATGTAGCTTCTTCTTTGTTTGGGTTACTTGTCGTTACATCCAAGTAATGTGGTCTGTGCTTATATAGTTTAACAACAGTTCCATCTTCTCGTTCATATCTATCCCAAATATCAACTGGTTGAAATTCAGGTTCAATATAAATTGTATTTAATATTTCATCATAGTTTGTATATGTCATATTTTGTTCTCCTTCTATAGTTTCAAATTATTCTCGATAGTACCTCCATTGCTTATTGAGAATTATGCGAGTTATACCAAATTTTTATAAAAATGTCAAGCAAAAAGTGCTGCAAAAACAATGACTTACTGGGTGCAACTGATGTTTTATCAGTTGTACTTTGGCCACTAACTGGTGCAAACCCAGACAGTGTTTTTAGAGTCAATTCAAAGACTTAAGATAATCACCTGGGCAAGAAAAGTGGTTAACAATGTTTGGTTAAAATAAGCCTAAAAAAACATAAAAAGAGGTCTATAAAATTGCTCCTACAGACCTCTTTTACACATAGGAAATTGACTTATTTTGATTATTCATATTTCTGATTCGGTGTCAAATGGTCGGACAATCTGACCAGAAAAAAGTTCTTTTGGAACTATTATTCGTAGCGCATAAAAATTATTCTTAGAGAATAAAAGTTCAATGTTGAACTAAAATTATTTGCCTTCTTTTTCAAGACAGTCTGCATAAACATTTCCACTAGCAGCCATTCCAGCAGATAAGTCAGATGCTCCCAACATTGCAGAACCTGCTCTCATATTACAACTTGCTGAGTAATTATCTGTGTACGCACAGCCATACATTGAAAATAAAAAAGGGATAATTAAAAGTAATCTTTTTTTCATTTTAAAATCTCACAAGTTGTTGGTTTTATTTTCTTCTTCTTCAAGTGTAGTCATTTCAATAATTGGTTGGCAAGTCTCACCAGAACAGCAATCATCTATGTTGGATTTACAGATTTGACATTGATAGTGACCATGCACAACTACAGGTTGAATTCTAGCATGGCATCTAGGACATTCTATCACTTAACTTTACTCACAAAATAATATCGTGGTTCATACATTAAATGAGGTTCATCTTTTGGTGCTAATTGCCACTTTTGACCACCAATAGTTAGATTATATTTAACTATAGCTTTTGCCCAAATAATGTCGCCGACGTTTAACATCTTGGACAAATCAATTTGTTTAGTTTTTCTGTCTCTTAAATCATTCCAGACAATATTGTGACCATCTGTAAAAAGTCTCTGCCAAGCATCAGGTTGGTCATAAATTGCAGACGGATGTTGTGTCTCTATAACCCGGCATTTAAACATTCTAGGGATAACTTCATTATCAGCTTCAGGGTATTGCAGTTTGAACAATTTATATTCTTCAAAATTCATAGTGTCTCCTCTCCCCTATATATACTTATAGTATACTATATATACTTATAGAATATTATAGAGCCTTAAAATTGATATTCTTTTAAAAATGTACGGAACGAAGTGGAGTACATTTCTCCTTTAGATATCTATAAGAGTATATAAGTATCTTATAGATGATATCTTTTAAAAAATTTCCGAGCGAAGCGAGGGAATTTTAACTTAAGGAATGTAAAAGAAAAAAAGACACCTTAAATTAATAAAGTGTCTTTTAGAGATGTTTAGCAACTTAAACTATACGTTTATTTATCCTACGAAGCCTATGAGCCATAAGGATTTGCAGTTTTCGTACAAACTCACCATTTA